ACATTTAAGTAAGACGGAAAGTATACAAGGTGTGTACTAATCATACCGCCTTGTGTTTGTGCATTTACTTTACTAAACTTTTGATCAAGTTTCCATTCAGCAAGTTCATCAAGATGTGCTACATTAAACATCTGTACTGCTGACGCTATGTTAATATTAATATTTGCATTACTTGAATCAAGTATTTTTATATTCTTTTCAATGTCTGCCCATTTGCTTGGGTGACGTATGTAATCATTCTTTTCACCATATGCATCAATACTAAAGTTAAATGTTACTTCTTTAAAGTGTTGCCATAACACAAACAGTTCAGGTTTCAATACAAGTCCATTACTGTTATATCTAATACAACAATTTTCAGCATGTCCTTCATCAACCATAAATTGTAATATGTTATAGTGTTCAGGAATCATTAGAGGCTCGCCACCTGCAAAATATAATTCTTTAATATGCTGTGCTTGGTCTTTCATAGAATCTAAAAACGATCCTTTCTTATACCAAGTGTAATCAAAGTCCTCATTCCAACTTTGATCATTAATTAACTCTTTGTTTGTGTACTTAGGATGATTTAGTTTCCATTCTTTAATCCAACTGCTTGAATCATGTGGACTACACATAACACATTTAAGTTGACATACATTACCTAAACGTAAATCAAAGTAAGGAACATTAACAGGCAAGTTACCTTGTTCATCTGTTTTTTCTACAATGCTATCTATGTCTAAACGTTGTTTCCATACTTCTGTTTCCCATTGACGTTTACTAACAATACCTTTGCTTTCTTCTGCAAAACATTTGCGACAACTTTCTGGGATTTCATCATTTAACATTTGCAATCTTGTTCGACGCATGTGTTCACTATTCCATACTTCTTCAATAGTGTGTTCACGCAAGTTCATACTGACTCCGTCTTTCTTAACAAGTCCTGCTGTCTTATCATCTTCTATACCTGCACCTGATGCATTAGCAGTACAACAAACTCTAACATCACCGTTAGGTCGTGTTGCTAAATGTATCCAAGGTAAAGGGCAAAATGTTTTAGACATGTTCTTTCCTTTCAAACTGTGCATTTAGTTTGTCAAAATTTCCACATTGCTTTGAACATTCTTTTATACCAGTTGAAGTCCAACAACTACTAATTTTGTTAAAGAAGTTACTGTCAAATATTTCTTTCAAGGACTGCTTGTGTAGGTTAGGAAACTTACCTATCTTTACCATATAATCTATACGTTGTGCTGAGTGCTGTGGTATCCATTCTAAGTCTAACCAACAACAAGGACTAACATTACCATTTGCACTAATATACATTTGATTATCTTGTTTTGCTTTACAAGTAATTGTAGGTAGTATTTCTTGCATTGCTTGTTTTGCAGGCTCGATCATTTCAAGACTCTTTCTTGACGGCAATAAGGTATGTGTGATATTGTAGTTGTCATCAAGTACGTCAAACTTACCATCTTTAAATCTTGTAGTGTGCTTAATACTAAATCCTTTGAATCCTAATTCTTTACTCATTTTTTCACAAGTATCAACTTGATGTTCGTTGTGTGCAAACACTAACATATCCCAACGTGCATCTCCGCCTACGTGTATAAACTGTGATGCATTGTTAATAATCTTTTCCCAGTTAGTATTAATTCTATACAATGCATGTGTGTCATTTAACCCGTCAATACCAAATACAACTTTTACTTTTAGTTCTGCAAGTCCACGCCACCATTCTTTAGTTCTACCACTTCCGTTAGTGTGCATTTGCAATGTCATTTCTGAATTATTTTCACGCAGGTATCTAAAAATTTTTAATGTATCTTTTGCAACAATAGGATCTCCTAAGTTTCCACACATATTAAGAAACTTTAGTTGTTGTACAAAACTTATAGGAAACCATTCTTTGAAAGTGTCAATAGATATTTCTTCTAAATCTAAACCCTCAAGTAATGGACCGCCATGTAATCTACGTGGACACATTGGACAACGTGCTTGGCACTTAGAAGTAACTTCTAAATGTATTGACGTTATGTCCTGATAATTATACATTACTTCTGATTCATCCTTTCAAGTGTGCTTTGAATAGTATCTGGATTTAAATCAACATTTACAATTAACCAATAACTATCATTAAAACTACTGTTGAATAGATAGTGCATTTTTAATGTATCTACAAAGTAAAGTCTACCTGGTTCCCAATGTAGTGTTTTATCTTCTAATACAAAATTAAAGTACGGAGGATTAACATTACGTAAAGGCATAATCAATCTAAAACTGTCTGCTTTACCCGAATGGTAGTTCCAATCTCTGTGTGGAGGAAAGAATCCTCCTGGACCAAACTTTAAAAAGTGTGTTCTATAATAATCTTTGTCCCAAGGTTTAAGTATATCATGTATTTGTTTGTTTAGTACAGGAGTTGCTACGTTAAAATCTTTTTCATTGTATGATGTTTTGTTTTCTTTATTGTACTCGTATAAACTATCTAAATCAATACCGTTGAATGTACCGTCTGAACTTGTAACACTTAATCCCCAACGATTAACATCTTTACGTGGATTATATTTTTGCCATTCAAAATCATTAGCCCAAGCAATTAACATTTCTGGATCAGTTGTTACGTCTAATTCGATATGCTGACCGTATTGTGTAAGTCTATGTATCATTTCTTTTTCCCTATAACCATAAATCGTTTGTACTTAGGTAATTGAATCTCATCTTTTACTTCTATCTCCAACATACTTTTCCTTGCAAATTGATCTAAACTGTCATAGCAATTAACATGCTCTTCTAATTCGTAGTAATCATTACTTTGCACAATAACCTGTGCGGAATCTGGTACATTGTTTAACCATTGTTTGTATTTTTTATGAGTAATGTGTTCGCAACTTGTGTTGATAACAATATAAGGCTCTGTTTCATATTTGTAATCTACCATATCACAAGTCACTGCTTCAAACTTACCTTCCATTTCGTATCTCTTGTTTACTGTAGTTGCAATTTCCTTGCATACAGGATCAACATCAACACTTATAATTTTTTTAACACCTACTTCGCTGTTGAATAGCATACTTGCCAGTAATCCGTTCCAGCCTCCGTGTATAACTATTTCAGCATTACGTATTAATTTGTTCTTTTCTGAGATAGTATTAATCAACCATAACTTAGATTGTATTTGACCACCCCAAAAAGTTTCTAATGTACGATCTTTATCTTCGCTATTGCGAATTGCGTCCATCCAGAACTTAATATCTTGAATATCAATTTTCATTTCTAATCTTCTTATTATATTTAACTGCTTCTTGAAGCAATGTAAATTCAGCATTGTACCCTTGTGCTTGGTGTATTAGTGCATCTACGTCCTTAGGAAAGCAATGGCCGCCAAACCCACGCTTTTCTGTTACATTTGAATGGCTATGTCCTATGCGTTCGTCCTCTGCAACAAATTTTCGTACTTGTTCGGAACTAACTCCTGCACTATTACAAAGATCTTCTAATTGATTAAAGAACGATACTTTTAATGCAAGGAAACTGTTACGTGCATACTTGGCTAATATTAATTCTTCAGGATCTGCTGGCTTTACTGTTATAGTTCCAAGTAGTTCTACAAAAAAGCCTGCCCAGAAGTGTGTACTGTCACCACCTAACAACACAGTCTTTGTATTTGCAAAGTCTATTACTGCTGTTTCGGCACGTAAGAACTCTGGACTGAATGTTAACTGCTTTTCAGGAAATGTATCTCGTAGCATACGCCAACCTTCAAGACTTATTGTACTCTTAATTAAAATAGGGACATCTGGTGCTTCCTGAATAACTTCAAATACGTTATTCATGTTACAACTTCCATCAGATCGTCGTGGCGTACTTACACAAACAATAATTGCTTGTGCATTTCGTAAATCATCGTAATGGCCAAACTTATGATCGCTGATTAAAACTGTATTTTTGTTTTTCATACACTCAGCAATGGCTTTGCCTACGTAACCGTATCCTGCTATTCCTACGTTCATAATTTCCTCTTTGGTATTTTGCTATCTGCACTGCTTACACACGTTGGTGTAATACAAAGCATTGGTTTATCAAACAATCTAAATCCATCTTGTAACGTGCCTAAAGGTTGATCATGGCAACTGTAACTACGTTTAACTTCGTTGTTTCTAATTATGCAACTTTGATATCCGCTGTTACATTCCCAACCTTTAAATTTATTAAATCCGTAAGCATTTAGGCGTTCTGCTTGGTCAATACTATATTCTATTCCATTAACATCCGTAAGCGAGACTTGGTGGACTGATTGTTCGCTTTCGGTACGCAATATTTCTTTTTGTTCCTCTGTGTAACCACTGACCACAAACGATGCAGTTGGATCACTTTGCGGTTTAAGAGTGACGTGTAAGCCTCTATCAATAAATCTTTTACTTCTGGCATAATATTCCTCCCATAGTTCGGGTACCATAACTTGATTAATAGTTACAAGTACACCTTCATCTTGGAGATACAAAAGTTTATCTCCGAATTCTTTTTCATCTGCAAATTCTGCATGAAAACTTGCTGTAATACTTCTTCTGTCCATAACATCTGTAACATCTAAAAACTTTTTCCACCATTTCTTTGCTGGACTACAATTACTTGTCATGTGTATGCTTAGGTATTCGCTTTCATAATCCTCATAGTGATTAACTAAATCTAAAAAGCCTTTGTATGCTGTAGGCTCGCCACCACTAAAACTAAAATGAAATTTATCGAAGCCATTTGCTTTTGCTTGTTTCTTGATTTCATCAATAGATGTTTTATAAACTTCTAATTCCTGATAGTCTGGCTTGTCGGTGTTAGCGTAAGGCCAACAGTAACTACACTTGTAATTACAGAACCTGCCAAGGATCCAACTAACGCTGAATAGATTAGTATCTAACATTGTTTTCTGTCCGAGACTTACTATGTCTTTAAATGGAATCTTTGTATTCGTCATACTGCTCCTTTAACCATTCAAAGTCATTTATTTTATATAAAATTTCTTTATCATCTTTGTGTGCTGTACCAAAGTGTTTTCCTACTTGGGCACCGTGAATAGCATACTTGCCAAACTCGTTGTTGGCACCTACTGTACACCATGTTGTTAATCGTTGTTCTGTTTCTTCGTCTACTTGACCTGGTATAGTTTTACTTGCTAATTTTACGCATTCTCTAAATGCACCTCTCCATGTACTAAGAGCATCTGTGTTAAATGCAGTTATACAACTGACCTCTGGCATTGCTTTAAATTTATTACTAATGCTTGTAGTCATGTCGGGTATAGAGATGTCCATGTTCAGTGTGAGTGATCGTGGTAGTAACTTTACACCTCCATACCCGTATTCCAAGTCATTAATCGGATTTATACTTCGCCATACATGTACTGTTTCTAAATCCCACTCGGAAACCTCGTAATCAAATTGAAAGCCTCTTGATAATTCTGCATCACCATCTACAACCCAGAACATTTTAGT